GTTGACGAATACTTTTCCGGCCTTTTGTTGAAAAAAGACGGCGTTCGGTTTTCAACGCAATCAATCGACATAGTTTCCGGTGGCGACTTCGCTTTTCTTTCTTCGCTTGCCGTTACGCTGTCAAATCACAATTCAATACACGAAAAACTTACAACGACCGAAGGTTTGTATTTGTGCGGATCTTCGGTTCGGTTCTTTGTTATTATAAACGGCGTTTGGTTTCAACGCTGGGCCGGCGTCGTTTCCGGCTATAAGTTCGACGACTCCGAATTCGAATTCGAATTTAAAGATTCAAAAAACTATTTGCTAGGGACGATTGAAAACGAATCGTTCGGCCGGACATATACCAGCTATAAAGAAATAGCGGCCGCCGACGCCGTTTTAGTTAGTGCAAAACCGATCACGGCGCTAAATGTCGGTCAAGATTTTACGACAACCGAAAAACGGTTCGGTATGAACGCGTACCGGTTTGACATTAAATACGGCGCCGAAGAGTCGGCATACAAAGAAATGAGCGATCAATACTTCAATGGCTTTTGGCATTATGGCGAATATTTGGTTTCTAGTTTTGAAGGTGTCGAATTCTCTTTGATATTGAGCGGCGAATATTCGGCAATAAAAAAAGGTTCATTCGTTAAAATAACCGGTTCGGAAAAGGTTTATTTGGTAAGCGACACGCCGATTGTTTCGAGCGATGGAACCGCAACGATTGACGGAACTTTGAAGAACCTCAAAAAGACGCGCGTTCCGATTTCAGAAATACCCGATTCTATGATTGATTACACTCAATTTTACGGCGTACAACCGCAACTTGTAAGAAACATTACCAGCGCCGCCGACATTGTAGCGGAAACGGCGTCGCTAGTTGGCGAAAAATTGTTCGTTTCGTTTTACGAAAAAATTGTTGAGTTCCCGAAGCCGGAAAACGGCGACTTTGTTGTTGTTGACGGAAAGTATGTCGCTATTACTTCCGAAGGCGATGAAATCAACATAGACGGTACAATTGACCCGATAACCGGTTCGATGATTCCGAAGTATACAACAGCAACAAAAAGAACGTCGCCGGAAAAAGTGACATATTACCCGCTAACGTCGGACCATTTGACACAAATAGACGCGGGAACATTCCGGTTTAAAAATGTCACTCCGAAGGTTTTTTCGCTTTCCGGCGATTGTAGTTCCGACGGCGTTTTTTCAAAGAGCGACGCGGCGGCAGGTCATTTGTTCGAAATGCAATTTTCAGAAGATGTAGTGACAAATGGAAAAACGCCTTTCGTTGTAATGCGAAGCGGCGCAAATGGCTTTTTTAACTGGTCAAATGTTTTTCGCGATCAACCATCTTTTAGCGTTGCGGACGGTTCCGCGTTTTACGGTTCGGCGGCCCAAACTGGCGCCGGCGGCGTTGTTGATTTTGCGACGGTCAACAATTTTGTTTCGGACGAATCATATTTAAAAAGTACGATGTTCCCGCAATACGAAATTGCCGTTTATGATGTGGTTGAAAATCCCGATTTTGGGAACGCATTAAAGCTTGCCGACGATTCAGAATTCTATATTCCGAACATAAGCTTAATGAAAAGCAAAACACAGGATTCGAGGTACGGAACGGCCGCCGATAGTGGTTCGGGGACTCCAATACCGTTCGGGCCGCGCTCAAAATATCAGTACCGAATGGAACTGGAAAGCGTCGCCGCGTCAAACTTGCCGGCCGGCGGATTGTACGGTTCGAAACCGAAAACAGCAATCGAAACGGCTTTGAACTGGCGCGATTACGGCGCTTACATTTACCCCGATGGTAAGACTATCGAAAAAACGGCGAAGGCTCTTGAAAGCGAAGCGAAAAAGGTTTTCTTATTGGTTCGGACCGCAACGATTCCAAGCGCCGAAGGGCATTCGGTTTTTGTTATCGGGGCAACTAAAAACGACGGTTCAACCGTATCGAACGCAACGATTCCAGTTTACAACGATGGAATTCGCGACGCTTTTGAATTCGAAATGAACGCGGCCGGCCTTTATGTTTCCGAAGTTATCGAAAGCGTTGAAGACTTGAAAATTAAAACAACTTCGAATACTATTTCGACGGTTCCCGAATTGCTTTCGCATTTGACCGGCGAAACGGTTGATTTGCCGACGCGCGACAACTGGTTCGTCGGCGGCCAAATCGAAGAACAAACCGACAAATTCAAAATTGTAACGCAAGTATGCAAACAAAGTTTTATTGCCGGATATACGAACCGCTTCGGCGAAGCTTCTTTCGTTGACTGGTTAAACGACGAATCAACAGAGTCATTCGACGATGATTCAAGTATTATCGACGATACTATTTCGAATTTTTCAACGTCTCCTGTCGAAAAGGCGTTTAATGAATTCGAGGTAAAAGCGCACAAAGAAAACAACAACTGGCGGCAACGCTTGTTTGTTGCGAAAGTTGACGCCGACGCGTTCCCCGATTACGCTGTTTATTTGCCATATACCGAAAACGGGAACGGCGATTTTTCGTTTTATTCGGGAATTAACGCTTTTTTGATTTCATACACTTCGATTTGGTCAAAACTTCCGCCGGCGGGAACTCTTACGAAATTTACGGTCGGCGGCGTCGTTTATTCGGCAGTTGTCAAGTCGTCTTATATCGATATAAACGACTATACATATATCGAATTAAAGCCGGAATCGATTTCGCCGACGGTCACTGGTTCGCCGGTCGGAACGTTGACGGGGCAACAAATCACGTTTGCCGATGTAGAAAACGCAAGCTGGAAAAGTTACGTCGGCGGCGTGAACGATTACGCCGAAGCAAAAGAAATTTGGACAGTCGCGCACAATTCCTATTTAATCAACAAACGGAAACGAACCCCGCCGACCGATCGAACCGAATTGACGTTTGCTATTGATCGAAATCTATTCGACGGCGTAACAACTAATGATTCTACGATAGAATACGGCCGGCAATATTTCGAAAACATGGTTTATTGGTCAACGCGTCAAAAATTGCAAGTTAATTATGATTTACCAATCACGCCGCAAACGATCACGCGTGAACTTGTGTCGAAGGTTTTATTTTCCGACGCGCTGATTACGCCGGCCGTCGGAGAATACGGCAACGGCCGCGTTGTTTCTCTTGGAGTTGACACGCGAAAACATCGAATCAAATTGTCGATTCTTTTCGATACCCTATTCTTTGCGCCGCCGGTCACGGTTCAAACCTCTGAAATACACGAAAGCGGCTTTGCAGTTACTGATATTATTGAAACCGGAACGAACGATTCTGAAATAGTAGAAACCGGCCTAATTTCATAAAAGGCAAAACGAAAGGTTCTTGACGATGAACACAAGAAACGAAGACGTTCGGCGCGTTGAAAAAGCAACGCGCGCCGACTTATCGGCAACACTAAAAACTAAAATGATAGGAATCGGCAAAAGCGAAGGAATAATCGCCGCGAAAGATTCTGATTCGAATCTTATCGTCGCAGTTAGCGAAGGGAATCACGCGCCGGTCAAATCCGTTTCTATTTCAGATTTGGCGGGGTTTGGCCAAAAAAATATTGCGGTCGATAATCTCGGAAATGTTGTTTTCGGTTCGGCCGATTCGGTCGCCGCTGGCGAATCGCATATTTCGAGCGTATTACACGGCGGCGAAGTGACAAAAACGGGAGACAAGACGTTTTCAGTTTCGGCCGGCGCTGGAATTCTTGTTGATAACTACACAGACCCCGAAAACATCTTGACCAATTCAGTAAACTGGCCCGAATCTACAATAAACGGCGGCGCTATTTTTGATAATACTTACTCCGGCGGTTTGTTTGTGTACATCGATCAAACCGGAACGGTTCAAACGTCTTTCGCTCTTTTGTCGCGATCGCAACGAAGAACGCTTCTTTTGCTTGCAATGGTAAACGTCGCCGGCGGCACTATCACAGAAGTTTTTTCGATTCGTCCGATGTTTAATTCTAACGGCTATTTATTGTCGGATTTTTTAGATTATCAAACGCTTGAAGATATGACAAAAGGCGCTTCGGTTCATAGCGTGACCGCGCCGGCGCTTTCGTTCTACGTGACAAACGGCGAACTTTTTCAAAGAGATATAAACAGCGGCGACAACGCAACCGACCCAAATGTGCTATCGATTCCGGCAATCGGGAACGCGGCAACGCCGGCGGTTTTCGACGTTGTTTTTAAAAACGGTTCGGTATATTTGGCGAATCAAACGGTTGTACCAAAGGACTATGAAAACAACGCCGGTTCCGCGGTTGCGTTGACTGGTCAACAAGCTACAATACACTATTTTTATTTAAAAAGCGACACGGGAAAAGCTGTTTTGCAATTGGGGCAAAGTCAATACGCGAATTCGGCCGCCGCTGTTTCTGCACTAAAAACCGATCTTCAAAATTTTGTAGTTTCGCCGGCTTTGCGTTATGCAATTTTGCGCGCTCAAATCTACACTGATTTAGCGACGACAAACTTTTCAGATACTACAAAGGCCGGAATTGTTAATGTCGGCGAAAGTTCCGGCGGAGGGGCAACCGCGGCGGGATTATCGGCAACGCTTCAAGCTGGGCGCGACGGCGGCAACATTGGCGCAACAAACTTTGGCGAACTGGATTCGGGCGGCCTTGCGCAACCAAAGCGCGGAAAATGGCAAGTCGGAGCGCCAGCAACGGCGACGACTGGCGAATTCAACGTTTCCGGTTCGGGCGTATCGGCGGCAAATGGCGCATACACGGCGACCGGAACTTTTACAGTTTTTGAAGGCGTTAGCTATCCCGTTTATAGTTTGGGTTCGTATCGCCTTGCGCGCGTCGGCTGGTTTTGGCTTGTTACAACATCGGCGCTAGACTGGACAAACGCAATTCACTATGGCGCCGGCGGTTTACCAACGCCGGCGGGGTTTTATCAAAATCACAATTCTTCGACAGGTTCCGTTGTTGTCGAATCGGGTTCGGGAACAACAGAAAGCGAAGTCGATTCGCAAGTTGTCGAAGGGCCATTGTATTGTGATGAAACGGTAAAAGCGCGCGTCGGTTTCAACGCTGGCGGCGAAACACTTTTTGCAGAAAATGAAATTTCGCGTCGAAATGATTTCAAACTTGAATTCAACGAAAATGGTTCGGCGTCTTTGCCTCTTTGCGGAATTGAAGATATTACCGCCGCAAAAGATTTATTGACGCTCGAACGCGGCCAAACTCTGACAGGAAAAAACCGGCTTTCGGGAACGAATGACGGCGCCAGCGTTACTATACTTGCCGACGGTTTCGGAAAAGTTGTAGAACTTACTTCGAGTAGTTCGACTATTGAACTTACGGTTTCGGCCGACTTTCCGACCGAAGGTTTTGTCGATTTTATTGCGACCGTTGCGCCGCTTGCAAAAACTATTGTTCTGAAAAATTCATTCGGAACAACGCTTTTTTCGGGCGTTCTTTCCGGTTGGTTTCGGGTTTATAAGTATTCTAGCGTTACAAGTAAGATACTAACAACGGCGAAGCCGGCAACGGCGGCGCCGCTTGCCGATGGTACGGCCGCGGTCGGTACTTCCGACAAGTACGCGCGCGAAGATCATATTCACCCGTCAAGCGCCGCCGGTTCTACACTAAAAGGAACCGCAACGGTTCCGGCTTTGACTTCTAACACAGATACAACCATTTCGGCAACCGTAACGGGGGCGGCCGTCGGTGACGCGGTTGTATTGACGCCTTCGGCGACATTGTACGGAAATTTGGCAAACAATAGCGTTTCGATTTTCGGTCATGTTTCGGCGGCAAATACAGTTTCGGTTCGGTTGCGACCGTCGTTCGGTTGCAATGGTGGCGTTTTGAATATTGCGGTTCTTAAATAAAGGGGTTTCAAATGTATCAAAGAGTTGAAAAGGTAAAAACAGAAGTCGAAAAAATGACGCGGTTTTTTACGGAACAAATAACGATTCGCGGAACTGACGATTCTATTTCCGCGGGAAAAGGAACCGTCGATTTCTTTTCCCGCGGCCAATTAGAAACCGGCGAATTCGTTGAAATAATCGACGCGTCAAAATCAGTTTCTCTTTTAAAAGTCGTTTCGGGAAATGTCGATTATTCGTTCGCAGGGGACCCGAAGACTATTTCGGGGGCCGAACTTTTAACAGCACTAAAAGCCGTATACGAAAAAGCGCTTGTCGGACATTACGACGAAACGCCGGCGGTTCAATAGATGGAATACATTCTTTCAAATGTTCTTTCACTGATTCAAAAAGTCGATCGCGACGTTGCGATTGTTTTGTTCGCCGTTTTCTTTTCGGCCGTTCTAACTTCAATATTCTTTTATGTTGTTCGTTTGCGTGACCATATCTTCGAAGAATCACAAATCAGAAATTTGCATTTCGGGAAAGTAAAAGATTACATTCGCGACTTGTGCGATTCGCTCGAAGATACATTCGCGGCCGGCGGGGTTTCGATACTCGAACGCGACGGTTTGAAGATGAAAAAAGAACCGGTCGAACCGGATAATTGTTCGGAATCTTGCGACCGGTTGCAAAATGAACGGTTCGCGCACACGGTCGAAAGGTTTGAGCATGATATAGCGCGCGCCGTCGAAAAGTTATATTCGAAGTCATGCGGCTGGATTCGCGAAAACGGTTTTCATTCTTACCAATACACGAAACCCGAAGGCCGCGAACTTTTGGCGTCGTACTCTAAAACAAGAGGAAAACAAGCAATAAAATTTTTGGTCCCGTACATGAACGCGCGCGCCAAATATCGCGCGCCGGTATTATCGGGGAAGGCCGACAAGTACATATCGGAAAGCGCGCTTGTTTCGTATGTTTCCGACATTGCTATTTTTGCGATTGACGAATTCAAGATTGCAGAAAGGAAGGTCAACGAATACCGACGGAATCACGGTCTTTTGTTGTATCTACTTTTTGACGGTTTGCATTCTCTACTAAAGAAAAAGGAAAAGAAATAATGTTGAAAGAATCAGAAAAGAAAAAGCTTTCCGACGCGCTCGGCGAAGTGGAGTCGATACTTGCGCGGCTCGAACGGGAAAAGCCAGCGGCAACTATAAAGAAACTTTCCGAAAAACAACAACGCTTTTCGCTAATGTTTTGCGGTTTGGCCTTGAAAATTTACAGCGAAGGCGACACATTCACACACGGCGAAACATTCGACGATGACAACACAGGGCATATAAAAAATTCAACGCATTACTTCAAGCTGGCGGCCGATGTGAACTTGTTTGTCGGCGGCGTATACCAAACCGCAACAACCGCGCACGCGAAGTATGGTTCATGGTGGGAACGATTCGGCGGTTCTTGGGGCGGCCGGTTCAACGATGGAAACCATTATTCAATCAAAAACGGCGGCGTCGCATGAAAACTATAACGAAACAACAATACGAACGAATGAAGGCCGGCGACGTCGTTTTGACTGGCGGCGATTCTTTGTTCGCGAAAATCATTCGCCGAATTACAAAAGGAAAGAACGCGGCGCCGGCAACATCGGCAACGCACGCCGGAATCGTTGTCGAAGTTGGAAACCAAAAACTAATTGCAGAAATGACCGCAACGGGATTTGTTTTTTCGCCGTTTTCGAAGTATACCGAAGAAAGCCGCGACCGCTGGATTGTTGATGTCGTTTCGGTTGCCGCATTGAATTCGTATCGAGTTCGATCAACAATGAACAACACGCTTTGCGAAATGTACCGCCGCAAAAAGGAAATAAAATACGATTGGCGCGGCGTTGTTTCATTCTTGCCGGTCCGCGTATCGCAAAGCGAAAGTCGCTTTTTTTGTTCCGAACTGGCGGCGTTTCTTTGGTCAACCGTTGCCGGCGTTGCCGTTCAAGAGCGGCCGGAACAAATTTCACCGAACGAATTCGAAGTCGGTTCAAAAGTGATAAAAGGGATTTTCTCTATTTTGTAGAGTGCTACAAAATAGCGCACAGGGGCGGCCGCTTCGAATTAATTTTCGGGGCGGCCTTTTTAATTTTAAAAGATTTGTTTTTTGTTTTTTGCTTTTATTATTTTATAAACCCGAACGACACTTTCGTTCGAAGGTAAAAACCATTTTTAAAAGGGGCCAAACATGGCGCGTACTATTCTAGTTTTGGGAGAATCGGGAACCGGAAAATCATATTCGTTGGCGAATATGAACCCGAAAGAAACGTTTTTGATTAACGTATTCGGGAAGGCTTTGCCTTTCCGAGCTTGGCGCAAAAATTATACGCCAATAGAAAGCTTAAATTCAGAGGTCGGAAACATGGCGGTCGTTGACGATTCCGAACGAATTGTCGCGGTTTTGCAATATGCTTACCGTCGCGGGTTTCGAAAAATAATCGTTGACGATTACCAGTTTGTAGCTGGTTTGAAAACGATTCGAGACGCAAAAATAAAAGGTTACGACAAATTCACTGACATTGCGCAGGGGTTCGTAAAAATTGCGGACATTTGCCGCGATATGCCGAACGACGCGATTGTTGGGTTTTTGTCACACGTTGAAGATAATGGTCACGGGGGAATGAAAGCGAAAACTGCCGGTCGAATGGTTGACAATGTTATCGGCCTTGAATCGCTTTTTACGATTGTTTTATATACGTCCGTTGTTGACGGGGTTTATTCATTCGAGACGCAAACGAACGGCCAAAATTCGGCAAAGTCGCCGGTCGAAATGTTTGCGCCGCTTATCTCGAACGATTTGAATTTCGTTTACGATTGTATACAAGCTTACGACGACGGCGAAGAAATGCCGATTCGTGAAAAAGACGGAATCGGCCGGCGTTCGGCGGCGGCGGGGAAAATTGAAACGTTTGAAAACGTGAACGGTCCTCTTTACGCGGATCCGGCCGATTTTGGCACGAAACCGACCGAGCCGAACCAAACCCCGCCGGCGTTTGAAAAGAGCGACGCCGAAGTTGCCGCGGAACTTTCCGGCCCGTCATTCGAGCAAACCGCCGTTTTCGAAGATGATTTCGAAGAACCCTTTCAAAGTTCGCGACCGCTTGACGACGAAACGTTTCAATTGTTTTTAAAATTCATTTCGAAAGATCGTCCGGCGCTGGTTTCTCTTCTTATGCCGTCCGAAATATCATTCGGCGCTAAAGAGGTGAAAGCTAGATATTCGGCGAAGCTTTCCGGCCAATACAACGCCGTCGCAACGCCAAAAGGCGTCGAAGCGATTGAACAATTGTTTTTGAATTTTTGGGGTGAACGTATTTCGTTTACTTGTGAATTGATTTCCGGCGAAGTGACAGAATTCTTTAAAAAAGAACCGACGAAAGCCGAAGCGAAAGCCGCCGCAAAAGAACCAAAGCGCGAACCGGTTGCCGCGTTGCCGGTTGACGGCATTTCTGCAAAGCTCGAACGAATCATCGAAGCGCTAGACGGTGAAACCGAAGCGACCGCATTCTTGGTTTCCAAAAGAGTTTTACCCGAAGGAATGTCAATTTTCGCACTTTCCGAAGCCGTTGTCGATCGCCTTTCGTCTAATCTTGAAAGCCTTGTTAATCTTAAGAAAGGGGCCAACTAATGAAAACAGAAAAAATAGAATCATATCACCATGAATTTTCACCGTCGAAGTTTCCACAATTCGAAAAATGTATTCGATTTGATTCGAGTGAAGCCGGCGAAGCGGCCGAACGGGGAACGTTGCAACATACACGTCTTGAAGATTTGTTGACGCATACCGACGCCGAAACAATGGCGTTGAATGTACCAAAAGAGCGCGCCGACTGGACGCTTGAAAACCTTACAAAATCCGAAGTGAATTCGGTTGATTGGGCATACTATAAGATTCTTTCGTTACTTTCTGAATTTTCGGCGAAATTTTCTTCGGTACAAGCCGAAAGAAAGGTTGCGGCGTTCACGTCTTCTTTCGGAATGACCGAAGGGACCGCCGACGTAACTTTTCGCGGTTCGCTTGGCGAACTTGTTGTCGTTGACTATAAAAGCGGTTTGGTTCGGGATTATTCCGGCCAAATGAAAATTTACTGTTTGGCCGCCGCGCAAGAATTGAATCTTTCCGGTGACGCTTCGGTTTATGCCTTTGTTGTATACGGCCGCGAACAAACCGTTCAAAAGCACGTTTTCAAAGTTGCCGAACTGCAAGCGTATTTCGATGAAATGTTCGAACGCCTTGAAAATAGAAAGGACGCCGAACCGACTGTTTGCGACTATTGTTCGTGGTGTTCGCACAAATTGAACTGCAAGGCTCGAAACGCGTTAGCGAAAGAAGTCAAAAAGGTTTTGCCGGAAACGGTCGAATCATTCAAAATAACAGACAGAACGAATGTTTCAACGCTTGACGGATCGAAGCTTGGAAAGCTTTATGAGTTCGCGCGCGCCGTTTCTGATTGGGCCGAAGATGTTGAAAAAGAAGTGAAGCGCCGTTTGGACGCTGGCGAAGTTGTCGCCGGTTTTGAATTTAAAACGTCAGCGATTCGTTCTTTTCCTTCAAACGCCGCGATTCTTGAAAACCTTAACGACGAACAAAGGGTTCAACTATTAAATGACGTTTCGATTTCTCAAAAAACTTTGAAAGATATTGTCGGGAATGAAGATTTTAAAACTATTTTCGAACCAATGTTGCAAAAGACAGGAACAAAAAACACTATTTCCAAAACCAAAACCAAAACAGAAGAGGTTAGACAATGAGCCAGCAGTTTTTTACTTTCGAAAAAGAATCGGCAATGAAAGCGGACCGCGCCGGAATCATCGACAAGGGCGGCAACTATCCAGTAACTCTTGGCGAATGTTACGTCGGGAAAACTCAAAACGGCGCGCGATTCATTGAATTGAACGGCGTAACGGCGAACGGGGAACGTCTTAACTATGTCACTATGTACACGCATGGCGCCGACGGCTCGAAGCTTTTCGACTTCGACAAAATAAACGCGCTTTGCGGCTTGAAAGGTTTGGCCACTCTTACATATCAGCCGGTGAAAGTAGAAGGCGAAGACGCGTTTTTGATTAACGAATTTAAGGGTTTGCAAATTGGCATCGGCGTATATCGTCAAGATCAAGAGCGAGACGGCGTTTTTCAGTTTAAGGAAAATGGGCAAATTAAATTTGCGATGAAATGCGGCCACTTTTACGACCCGAAGACATGGCAAACGTATACGGAAAAAATCGAAGGAAAAGAAGCCGCAACCGTAAAGCGGCCGGTTTCCGATAAACTTGCGCCGGCGAGCGCGAAGCCACAACAAGCGGCGACCGCTGGCGGCGATCTCTTTGGGAATACTGGCGGCTTCGGTGGCGGTTTTGGCGCAACGCAACCGGCAACGGCCGCGCCAGTCGCGCCGGCGCCGTTCGATGATGATCTTCCATTTTAATTTTTTTAGCGCGCCGTTTTTCAGATTTCCGGCGCGCGGGGCGCTTGCGAATGTAAGCGCCTTCCCATTCAAAACAAAAGGTTTCAAAAATGCAATTACATAAAATCGATTTCCACAAAGTTTCAAGCGCGATCGTCGAAAAGTACGGTCGCTATTTTTCTGCGTCTTATCTTTCGCAAGTACAACGCGGAAAGCTGAAAAGCGAAGCTACTTTGATTATGGTCAATAACATTGTTTATCAACGCGGAAAGCTGAAAAAAGAATTCGTGAACATTGATTTTCGAGCCGTTGCCGCTGAAATCGCAAAAGAAACCGGCGTTTCCTATCCGGCTTCGGTTCTTCGGTCGATTCACGAAAACAAACCGAAAGGTTCGGAAACATTGACGCATATCGAAAGGATTTTAAAGAATGCCAAATGAGCACTATAAAAGCCAAGCGACCGAACCTATTGAAATACTGGAATCGATAGACGAACGCGAAGAGATACCTGCAAAGCCGCGCGCGAACATATCCCGCGGCTTGAAATACATTTTGCGCGCTGGATTAAAAGCCGGCGCCGACTGGCGCGAAGATTTGCGAAAAGGAATTGACTATTTCGAGCGCGCTTTGCTTGGACACTGGAAACAATAAGAACGCCGGATTAGTCCGGCTTTTTTAAACACTGCGATTCTATTCTTTTCTAGTCTTTTATCTTTTGCGGTAATTATTTTAGCTTAACAAAATGGAGGTTTTATGTTAGTTAGTCATGGCGAAGGTATGCAGAAAAAGTCAAAAGCAAAGTACCCGTGGGAATTGCTTTCTAAGAACGGCGACTTTTTTATTTGGGGGAAAGTGGAGGACGGTAAATCTATTCGTGCCTGCGGCCCGTCAAAAGGATTTAAAATAACAGTGACCGCCATTATTCACGACGGGAAACCATGTGTTCTTGTGACAAGGGTTTCGTGATGACCGATGGCTGGATTTCTATAAATAGATCAATAAAAAATCACTGGATTTTCAGCGACGCGGAAAATTTGCGTTCATGGCTTACGATATTGATAGACGTGAACCATTCCGAACAAAGAGTTTTAATCGGAAAAGAAGTGGTTATTTGCAAGCGCGGCGAGTCTTATAAGTCGCTCGAAACATGGGGGAAACTATTCGGGAACTGGTCAAAAACGAAAACGAAAAGATTCTTTGATTTGTTAAAACGCGAAGGCATGATCGAAACCGAAAACGTAACAAAAACGACACGGTTAAGTGTCTGCAATTACGACAAATACCAAGATTCACGAAACGCATTTGAAACGGAAGTGAAACGCAAACGAAACGCATTTGAAACGGAAGTGAAACGCGAGCGAGCTACAAACAATAATGATTTAATAACGATTAATAATGATAATAATATTTTGCCGGAAAATACCGGCACTCGCAAAAAAACAATTGAAGAAAGAAAGATCGATTTCGAAAACTCTTTGAATCAATTCGAAAGCGAATTCGGGAAAACCGTTCTGAATGAGTTTTTAGAATATTGGACGGAATCAAATGCCGGCGGCTTGAAGATGCGTTTTGAAATGCAAAAGGTTTTCGACTGCAAAAAGCGTTTGGCGACATGGAAAAGAAACAACGAAAAAAACAATTTTAAAAAGAATGAATCGGTTGTCGATAGATATGCCGGCCAGTTCGAAGAAAGGACATTGAATGCGATCGATGATTTATTCCTTAACTAAACCGAAACCGACGGTTTTTTGTGAACCTATGACCGACTTCGGGGCGTCGAAGCGTCATTCAGATTTCAGACCATTGCGCGACAACGATTCCGAACAATGGCTTTCGATTTATCAGGAAGCGAAAAACGCTTTGAAATACGGCGGGACTTTTGCGTTTGTTGGAGAACGCGGCAACGGAAAAACGCAGGCCGCTATTTCGCTAATGGCGTATTTCAATTACAATTTTGATTTGTCGGTTAGGTATACGACGGCGCATGATTTGTTTTTGGCGCTAATGGGCACGTTTTCGGGCCATGAAAGAGGAAAAGGCGAACCAAACCCCGCCGAAAGCTTTTTCGGGGCTAAAATGTTGGTCATTGACGCTCTCGAAGTTCGCAAAGAATCGGCGTTTGAAATGCGCGAACTTTCGAATCTTATTGACAAGCGATACGGGGACCCGAAAAAGATTACCGTTTTGATTTCGAACGATAAGCCGGAAAACCTTGCCGAATTTATCGGCATTTCTTCAATCGAGCGAATGAAAGAAGACGGCGGAATAATAACGTTCACGGGAAACAATTTCAGAAGAAAAGAGAATTCAAAATGAACTTAAACAAATTGCGCGACGCGGTACACGAAAACGCCGTAAAAAAAGGTTTTTGGGATAATGCAAAAAAAGACGCAAACGGAATGGTTGACGTTTCGAAATTTGTAGTTCTTGCCGCTGGCGAACTATTTGAAGCCGTAGAAGCCGACCGCGAAGGCAAGTTCGCCGCCGATCACGTTTCGCCGTTTGGCGGTTCTTTGGTTTGGGATTTGGACACAGAAAAAGAATGTAAGGGTTTGCCGGCCGATTTATTTGGGGTTCACTTGAAAGATACTTTCGAAGACGAAATCGCCGACGCATTTATTCGGTTGCTAGATTTGGCTGGCGGTTTGAATATCGATTTGGATATAATTCGAACCGATGTTTTGCTGGAATATGCGCATTCGGCCGAAATTACTTCCGTTCACGGGAAAATTCAAATTTTGGCGCGTTCGGTTCTTTTGCTTGTTTCGCCGATCGGGTTTTGCAGTAATGATTCACACGAAACCGAATCGCGCTTTCATTTCCATTTGAATACTATGATTCGTTTTTGCGACGAATTTGAATTGAATCTTTTCCGGCATATTGAACTGAAAATGTGGTTCAACAAGTCGCGCGCAAAACTACACGGAAAAAGGTACTAAAAATGGGTTTTGAAAATCTGAGAAATGGAAAGGTCGCGACCGCCGCGATTGTATTCTTTTTTGTGTTTAATATTCTATTCGCCTTATGGATTGAAAATAGCGAACGAACCGAAAAACCAAAAACAACCGAAACCAAAAGCGAAAAGGTCGAATCGTATGAACTCTAAAATCGGAAACATTGAAAAGAGAAACGCCGAAGTCGACAAGCGCTTGAAAGCGAACACGAACGCGATGAAACACGAATTTACCGGCGAACAATTGCGTTCTATTCCTTCTATCATTTTGCGGCCAAACGGTTCTAGTTGTGATATTTTGATAGAAGAGGAAAACTATAAAGTCGTTGTCGGAACATTGAAAAACAAATATGCCGCGCTACTTGTTGAAGGTCAAAAGGCATTTGTTAGCAAAAGCGGAAAAAGCGCGAAAGCGTTTTTGCATGGTGAAAGCGAAAATGAAATTTGCGTTTCGGGGATTCTTGAAACCAAGTCGGAAACGGAAAGAATTGCAACCGAAACCGCCGCAGTTCTTGAAAACATGGCGGCAAAGTTACGCCGTTAAGTTGCAAGAATCGAAAAACTATGAAACGACAAAAAACAAATCTAAAAGGGGAAAAGGCGGGGCGGGGCGCTGGTTCGTTAGTGTTACAAAAAAACGCGCGGGATATTTCGCCGGAACAATTGCGAAGGAATGACGAATTTATTACGAACGTAAACGGCGCTCTTTTTTCGGCGATTGATTTTGTTTACGATGCAATGAAAAGCCAAAACGATGAAGAGTTCACGCGCGCATTTTCGGCCGCGTTGTACCAAACTGGTTCGTTTGCTGTTTTGTCGAATGGAATGATTGACGGCTATATTTTGGCGAAAGATTGGTTCGCCGTTCCGTTTGCGCAATTTGCATTTTTGGGCGGCCGCGAAAAAGCCGAAACATTTCGGGCCGCCGTTCGTGAAAACCTTTTGCGTCGGTATGCTCTTTTGAATCTTGAAATCGACTTGATTTTGAACCCAAAAGAAAGCGACTGTAAAAAACTAGTTCGCGTTGAAACTAGAATCGGAGAAAAGGACCAATTCGAATATTTTTTGTTGTTCGAAAAGTTGTTCGGCGTTGTTTCCGGTGCAAAACTAAAGAGTAAACACGGGAATATATACAAATTAGGGAAAGCGACGAAAGGCGGCTATATTTCAGCGGAAAACGTCGCCAGCGGTAAGCGTTACGCGTTCCCGCGTTCGTTATTGTTGAAGACAGAATTTTTATAAAAGGGGTTCGCATGGATTTGTTGAAGTTTTTCGTGATATTGTTTATCGCCGTCGGCTTTGCATGGCTTTGGTCTTTTTGGCTGTTCTTGAAGGAACGGCGACGGTTCTTTGAAGAGTTCATCGACAGGGTTTCAAATGATGGAAAATAGCGTTTTGCGAATTGTCATTCGCGGCCGAATTCCGTCTAAAAAAAATTCAAAGATCAAAGCGCGGAACGGAATTTTTAGTTCGAAAGAATATGAAAGCTGGCGGCGGTCCGCGCTTTTACAACTATCGGCGGCCGGCCTTCAAAGCTGGAAAGAATCGTTCGAGATGTCGCAGTTCCGAATATTCTTTCCCGACAATCGCCGCGCTGATTTGACGAACAAAGCCGATTCGATTCAAGACGTTTTGACCGAATACGGCATTTGGAAAGACGACGACTGGAAAAACACGGGAATCGTTGTTTTGGTTCCCGATTACGATAAAGAAAACCCGCGCGTTGAAATAACATTGAAGCGGCGCGCGTAACTTAAAAACAAAAACCGAAAGGGTTTCAAATGAAAACTTTTATTAAACGAATCAAATTTTCCGATTCCACAAAAGAAACTGTCGTTGAATATCAAACGCACGACGCCACAAAAGGCGCGACAAATACATTTGTGATGAAGAGCGACGCGGCGCCGTCCGAAGAGTTCGCCGAACAATTCACGCGATGCGCGGCCGATATTTCGCGCGTATTTTTTGCGCATTCCGCATATTTGCCGCACGTTTCTGAATTGCTCTTCGACCGGTCGAATATGATGTTGCACGAACAAAACTTTCGTTTGAAGGTGAAAGGAACCGCGCATTCGTTCGAATTAAAATCGGCGTTAAAGTTTGAAACTGGCGAACGCCGTTCGTATTATGCGCCAGCATTGTTCAACTGTAAAGGCGAATACGTCGGCGACGGCTTCGAATTGCCGGAATCAGTTTCGAACGAATTGTTTCGAATGCTTGAATTTGCCGTTCGTTATGTCGCCGGCGAAACTATTCAAACCGATCTAGTTGAAACGCTTTCAACGCAAGAATTATTCGACGCGGAAACGAAGCGATTAAAACCAGCGTTCGACACTATTTCGAAAGGTATCGACGATCTGTTCAAGGCCGAAGGGATCGAACCGGCTTTTGAATAGTTTCTAATATTTTATTTTTGTGGTTTGTTTTTTGTTTATATATATATATTTTAATCAATGTTGCCACTGTATTGTATCGGTTTTGCGGTTGCTTGGGGCCGGCGAGTGTCGGCCTTTCTTTTGAAAAATGTATAACGGCTTGGTCGTGTGACTGAGCCTAAGCGAAGACCATCACGAACCAAGATGGTTATGGGGGAACGATGCTTAATAAAGAAAATGTTGAAATAATCGAGCTTTGCCTAAACGCTACTCGTACAACTTTGAAAAGAAACGAAGTAGAGAATGACGATTTCAATGCTTTTGAAAAACAACTGTGTATAGATCGAATTGAACAAATAGACAGAGCACTCGAAAAAGTGAGGAAGATGTGAAAAAGCAATGCTGTAAAAACTGCTCATTCTCAACGCATGATAATGATATTGGGTATTTGTGTCAGAACAAAAACAATGTACCAGATGACGGAATTGTCTACATTCAACCATTTGTCGATAATGATGATTTTTGTCAATATTTCGAAGAATCAAAATAACACCGCTATGGTGTGTACGAGTGGTGCGAGTAGCACCACCAATAGAAAGGGTTATGTATGAAAATTATGTATGATGAACTTACAGGTAAACCAATAGACGGATTATCCGATATGTTACCAGATTCAAGCGATAATGAATTTTGCGATCATTGTGGGACTATTCTTATCTACAGATGCTTGGTGTGTGGAGCACCTGTCTGTTGCCCTAAATGTTGTAGCGAAACAAATCACATATAACGATAGCGTCGATAGTTTGAGCGCCGCGAAAATCTATTGAACGCGCTTGTTGTAAGGAATCGAATTTTCGGTTCCTTTTCTTTTTTGGGCCTAATATGTGAAACCGAAGAGTTTTTAAAATCCCGAAGAGGTAAACGAATGCAAAAGCAAACCCCGCCGAACGCGCCAGCGCCAAAGAAGCGCGGCCGGCCGAAGAAAGCGACGGCAGAAACAAAACCCGTTGCGAAACCATTGCCAAAAGCCGCGCCGCAAAAAAAGAAGCGCGCGCCAGTTCCCCGAACCGAAAAAGCAACGACCGCGAAATACAGCCGCGCCGAACTTGTATCGATTATGAACGACGCAATCGAAGAGTTTTCAAAGCAAGACGCCGACAAGACGAAAATCACAAACTTTTCAATTTCTTATTTTCTGATTCTTGCGAAGCTGGCGCCAAAGCTTTCTGCAAGTTCATGGCAATATTACCAAGAAACCGACGCGGAAATTTCGTCGAAGTTTGCAATACTTCGCGCGATTCAAGAACAAAAGATAATCGAAGGCGCTTCGGTTGGCTCTTTGAATCCCGCTTTTTCAATGTTCCTTTTGAAGAGCAAACACGGTTATATTGAAGCGGACAAACGCGCCGCGCTTCGACTGCAAAAGAAAAAGACAGAACACGAAATCGACCGCGACAAAGAAATCGACCGCGAATTTTCCGACATTCATATTGAATTCACGAACGCGGACGATTCCGAATGAAAGTGACGTTCGACGCGCGGCAACTCAACAAAGCTTATTTACCGCTAATAAGAGCGAAACAACCGCTTTTGCACGTTTACGGCGGCGGATCTTCGGGGAAATCGCACACGATAACGACGTTTGCGGTTCTTTGGGCTTTGCGCGGCGAAGCGGTTTTGGTTGCGCGGCAAACACAAACGTCGTTGAAAAAATCGGTTTGGCTCGAAGTGACAAAAGCAATTCGACGAATGAAACTGAAAAAACATTTCAGAATCAACAAATCAGAATTTTTTATCGAATGTTTGAAAACTGGCGGTTCTTTGCAATTTGTCGGTTGTGACGATGTTGAAAAGATTAAGTCGATCACGCCGATACATCGGGCCGCGTTTTCGAAATTGTGGGTCGAAGAAGCTTCGGAAGTTTCGCGCGCGTCGCTTACACAACTACGCATTCGTATGCGCGGGAAAACGCCGTTTATGAAACAAACGTTTTTGACGTACAACCCAATTTACAAAACGCATTATTTATATAAAGATTACTTCGAGAAAAACGGAATTGACGATTCTATTCGGCTTTACGAAACCGAAGAACTTTTGATTCTGAAAACAACATATCGCGACAATCGTTTTCTCGCACAAGAGGAAATCGACTTTCTCGAAGGATTGAAAGAAACTTCGCCGTATTTCTTCGAAGTATACGCGCAAGGCAATTTCGGAACACTTGGTTCGCGCGTTTTCGAGAACTGGAAAGAAGAACATTTCAACGCCAGCGATTTGAAAAAATTCCCGCTGAAAATTGGCGGCGACTTCGGGTTTACGATTGACCCCGCCACAACGATATTTTGCAGATATGACGCGAAAACGAAAACGATTTACATATTTGACGAAATCTATAAAACCGGATTGACGAACGACCTTTTGGCCGATGCAATTAAGGAAAAGATCATTTTGAATGATTTATACAAGCCGAAAATCTATTTTGACGCGGCCGAACCGAAGTCGATTCGAGAACTGCAAACGTTCGGTTTGAATGCGACAAAAGCGACCGAAGCGAAGAAAAGTATTTTGCGCGGAATCGATTTTCTTTTGCAGTGCAAAATAGTGGTTCACCCACGATGCAAGCACACGAAAGAAGAGTTGCAATTGTACACAAGAAAAGAAAAGAACGGCGAAGTTTTCCCCGAACCAATCGATAAATACAATCACCTTTTGGACGCGTTGCGATACGGGTTCGAAGAGGAAATCGGCTGTTTTACCGGCTTCAAATCGGGCCGAAGTGCAAATCTTTACAACTAGAACGAAAGGGTTCAAAAATGAGTGAAATCTACAAGAACGAAACGGTTTCCGAAACCGTTGTTGCGACGGCGGCTTCGGCCAGCGAAACGCTACCGACAAAAGATAATGTTTACCAATTTACGCAAAACGCGTATTTCGGAACCGGCGGTTTTCAGAACGGCGACTATTTAGTTGCCCACGCAAAAGAAAAGTCACTTGCCGCTCGGAAAAAAAATATTTACTACAAAAATTATGTAAAAGGAATCGTCGATTCGCTTGTTGTTCCGGTATTCGCCGAAGACGCGGCGCGTTCTACTGACTCGGATTTATTCGCGGCGTTTCTACAGAATGCTGACAGAAAAGGAACCCCGATTGAAGAAGTAACGGAGTACGCAACGACGCTTTCGCGTTTGCATGGCGTCTCTTTTGCCGTAATGAATAACGACACGGACGCCGCCGACACAAAGGCCGAAGCGCTCGAAAGCCGCTCGTTCCCGTATCTTATCACAAAGAGCGCGGCCGATGTTGGTTCGTTTGATCTGAATTCCGACGGGGCCTTTACTTCGATTTCATTTCATGAGTACAACGAAACCAGTTCGAACGGCGTTGTTGTTGGTGTGTATCGCAAATGGACGTCGGAATATAGCGTTCTTGTGACATTTGAAAACGGCGCGGTTGTTGAAATGCCGACAACAAAAGAGAACCACGAATTCGGTATTTTACCGGTTGTCGCTTTGTATTCTAAAGTATCGCGCGACGTTATGCCACAACCGCCACTATACGACATTGCGCGCATGAACTACGGAGTTTTTAACAAAGACTCAGAGCAAAGAAATATTGAACGCCTTTGCGCATTTCCGACGCTGGCGATTCAGTCAAGAGCGAACGAAGGAACGGTCGAAATCGGGGCCGACAATCTTTTGATTTATGGCGGTGACTATGACGGATCCGTATCGGCGCCGTCATGGATTTCGCCGGCTTCTGATATTTTGCGCGTAATGAACGATATGTCCGGCGATCTACTGCAAAAGCTTATTGAAGCGGCGAATGTTCTTGGCGCTTCGGCGGTCAATAAGGGCAATTCGAGCAAATCCGGCGTTTCTTACTCTTACGAATTTATAGGTCAAAACTTCGCAATCAAACGAACCGCCAAAGTTGCCGAACGTTTTGAACAAATGGTCGCGCTTATGTTTACGGCGATCACTGGCGAAATAACAAATTACGTTGTTCGTTATCCGCAAAACTACAGGCCGACGCAAGACGAATTCGACCGGAAAGTTTCGACGATTGAACGCATTTTAGATTTGAACCTTTCGCCGCAAATCAACGCGACTTTCGCGGCCGAACTGGTAAAAATGTCGGCGAATCATTATCGCGTCGAAACGGACGTTGAAAAGTTGGTTTCGACGATTGCCGATAATAGTATTTTGTAAAACCCCGAAGAGGGAACCGAAAAACCAAAAACCCGAAGAGGTGAAGAGATGAATCGCGAAGAGCACGAAAAGAAGTTGAACGAAAAAATCGCGGCTTTTAAAGCGAAAGTGACCGACGCGGCTTTGCACGCGGAACTTGACGAAATCGTTAAAACCGAAGCCGATTTCGGTAAGACCAGTTACGACAAGAAAAGCGGACAAAGCAAAAAACTTTTGGACATGATGAACGAAATCGGATTCGACCCCGAAAAAGGCGTTTTGAAAGATTTCGTCGAAAATGTCAAAAAGACCGTATCGACCGCGCCGGCCGAACTTACAAGTTTACAATCACAAGTGCAATTACTTATTGCAGAGCGTGACGCGGAAAGATTGAAAGCCGAAAAAGCCGAAGCCGACGCAACTTCGCGAACCATTGAAAAGGCGTTGAATGATGCGTTCGGGCCGAAACTAAAAGGTTCAAAACATATCGTTCGCGCGGAACTGGCCGAAGGAAAATTGAAAGTTATTGACGGAAAGATTGTAAAAGTTGACGGCGACAAAACGATTCTTTTCGACGATTACGTTTCCGGCGTTGTCGCTGAAAATTCCGATTTGGTTATTGTTGACCAGCGCCGCGGCGTCTCTTTGCCGCAACATTCGCAGGTTGACGGGAAACCGGCCGCGCTTTCTCTTGAACAACTAAACAAACTTTCACCGGCTGAAATCGCCGCAAATATGGACACGATACGCGCGCAAGCTGGTTTGCGTTAATCGTTCCGGCCTAATAATTGAAACGGCGAACGAATCGCCAAAGATACAAACTACAAAAAGGGGTTCGAAATGGCTTTTCGCAAGCTAACAGATTTTATCCAAGCCGAAGTCGTTGTCGGAATGATTATCGACAAGTTGAACAAAACAATGGTTGCTCGTAACGTTGTCGCAATTCGCACAATGCGCGAACTGGGCCGCGGTTCATCTTACAAATTTCCGCGCGTCGGCGATCTTACAGTGAATCAGTACACCGGAACCGGAATCGCGCCGGAAAACGCGACGTCAAGTTCTGAAACTATCATTCTTGACCATTTCCCATTTATCAATTTCTATCTCGAAGATTCCGACATTGCCGAATCTTCGGCGCTTACAACCGCCGGCGCTTATGCCGATGAAGCGGCGTATAAAATCGCGAACGATATTGACAAAACTATTTTTGCCGACGTTCATTCCGGCGCGACAACTTCGGCAACTCTTGGCGTGACCGGTACACCGATACAGATCAATACACGCGAAAAGGCGCTTTCGTACATTGAAACGCTTGCGACCAAAATGAAAGAAGCGAACATCGAAAGCGACGCCGCGATTGTTGTTCCGCCCTACATTGAAATTTATGTTACTACTGAATTGGGAACAAAAGCGTCGAACCAAGGTCTTTCGGGCAAAATCGAATCGGGCCGTCTCGGCATGCTTTACGGCGTTGAAATCTATTCGTCGAACAACCTTCCGGCGGGCGTTCTCGGCGGTCTTGCGGCCGGAGAATACGGCGTTGTAGGTGGCAAACGTTCTTGTTTCGGTCTTGTTGAAGGTACTGTTATCGTAAAAGACGGCCCGTCGGAAACAAAACCGGCGTCGTTCAATCAGTACGGTATGGTTTACGGCGACGACTTCTTGAATACTTCCGGCTGGTTTGCCGGCGTTGTCACAAAGTAACCTTTTGACGCGTAGAACTTGAAAAGGGAACGGCTATTTTCGGCCGTTCCCTTTTTTGAAAGCGGGGCAATTTTGGCGCGACTTGAAAACGAATATATTGATTTGCGAATAGATTTCGACCGGTTTGTTGAATCGCTAGTTTCCGACGCCGTTGAAAATTTGCCAGTGATAAAAAACGGTTTGACACCGACACAGTTTTTTGACGATGTTTATTCGTTTTTGTCAGAACGCGGCTTTCAAGATGTTTCAAAAAAATTCGTTTTCGATTCAATCAGAATCGGCCGGCCCGATTATACCGAAAAGCAATTTTACAAAGAGTACGCATATTCAAAAGACGGCAACTTGCTATTGCCGATTCTTGACGGCCAAACGTCGGAACGACTGCACAAAGCGCTTATGAAAAACGCGCAACCGTTGAACGGTCGAATCGATCGTTTGAAACGTTACGCCGCCGAAGATTCAGTCGAACGAATCGCCGCGTCGCTTTCTGATTTAAACGGAACGATTGAAGCGAAAACAACAATCGCGCGAAAGATTACCGGCCGAATCAATAAGCTACAACGGACCGGTTCGCGCGACGATTTAACGATTGCACAAAAAGATAGAATCGCCGCCGATATTGCAATTCTCGAAGAGCGGCGCAAAATTGCTTTGCGCGGCCGAAACGCTCTTCGAAAAGAATTTGAAAAGTTTTCAGCAAATTACGACGTTCTTGAAGATCGCGAAAGAAAAAAAGCGTTCGATTCTCTTTTGCAGAACATCGAAAAAGATGTTCGCACAAACCAAACCGAATACGCCGTTCGCGTATCGGTCGAAAACGCGGCCGGCTATAATGTGAAACGATTTGGCCAAACCGAATACGTTTCCGAAGTCACAGCGCAAGACGTCGCCAGTTTTAAAGAGGAACAAAAGGCTTTGCCGGCCGGAATGGTTTTCGTTGTTTCCTATACGCTTTCGCCCGATCACGACATTTTTGATATATGCGACGAACACGCAAATCGAAACATCGGTTACGGCGCCGGAAATTATCCGATCGAAGCCGCGCCGATTCCGATCGAAGACACGCACCCGAACTGTAAATGCCAGTTGAAACGATTCCGAATCATGGCGGCGAAATAATGGCGGGAAATATTGAAGTATCTTTCGACGTCAACAAATTGGCCGGAGACATTGTGCGCAAGTTTCAAGTCATTTCTACGCCGGAATTGAAGAAAGCCGAAAAGGATATTTCGCAAAGATTATTGCGCGCCGCAAAAGAAGAGGTTCACAGATACCAAGAGCGAACCGGCCGGCTAAAAGGCGCGACCGAAACGAAAGGTTCGTTGACTGACCAAAACGGAATGCTTTTCCGCGTTGATATTAAAAAAGCGCGATACGGTATTTTTATTATTCGGGGGCATGGTACATGGAAACCTGACCCGTTTCTTGACAAAGCACTTGAACAAAACAAAACCTATATTCGCCAGCGTATCGCGTCGGCTTTCAACGGCGCGATAGTGCAATTCAATAAACTTTTGTAAAGGGGTTTCACCTATGGCAATTTTTGAAGTTTCCGACATTACCAGCGCTCATTTGAAGCGATTCCCCGCCGAAGCGCTTGAACCTTATGTTCTCGAAGCGATCGACGAATTCAAAGATTTAGCAAACGACCGCGGCGTTCTCGAAGATGAAATCGCCGAACCGGTTTCAAGCACCGCAAAGTCATTCATGAACTATTTCGCGACGTACCGATTCGCCGAAGACTCAATCGGCGTTACAAATGTAGAAATAACAGAAGACGACGTATATGTCCGAATGTCGGAAAAGTTTTACGGCCGCGCGGAAAAGAAGCGTTCTGAATTGTCGCCGGAAATCATAAGAGGGACCGCCGGCGCGATCACTTCGGCGCGCGCTGTTTTCACTGGAAAATTAATTAGGACGTCATAAGATGGAATACATGAACAAAATAGAAGCGGCTATCGAAACGGCGTTGCTTTCAATCGACAAAACTTTGCAGTCAACCGGATATACGTATTATACGGAAACGGGAACGGTTCAAATTTTCGATGAAATTTTGTCGATTGCGTCAAACCGCGCGGCGTCGAAAGATGCGGCCGCCGTCAATTACGAATTCGGAATAGAAGATTCCGACGGCGTTCGGGCCGCCGGTTTTTCTTCGGGGCAAAAGTCAAATTTGTTTCAAATCGTATTAGTGATAAAAGCCAAAGTTCACAATTCCGGCGTCGCTGGAGAAAACCCGAAAAAGGCGATTCGCGAAAAAATGAACGAATCTTTTTCCGATCAGCTTTTTCTATTCAATGAAAACTATCGTTTGGGCGGTCTTGTCGAATCGTTTGATTTTCAGACAATGACGCGCGTTTTCGAAGATGTTACGAACGACAGAATTCAAACGGGAACCGTCGAAACGCGCTGGCTTCTTACGTTTGCGCGCGACACAAGAAACCCCGATTTGAAGGCTTGTATATAAAAGCCGGCCTAATAAATAGAGTATACCAAATTCCAATTTTTTGAAAGGTTCACAAATGGCGATTCTCAAAAACTCCGAATTGCTGGCGATTAAGCCCGAAGCCGTCGCCGGCGTATTCGAAACAACCGTGACAACCGACGACGTTCGTTTTCGAGCGCGCGAAATTTCCTTTGAAGATGAAATCGACCGCGACGACGAAAAAAGCAAATTTGCGACCGGTACTTGGCATGGCGCCGACGAATCGATTGTCGGCCAGCTAAAAGCAAAAATCGGTTTGTCAATGAAAGTTACGGCGGGGGAATTCACGCCGGCGACGGTTCCCGCAACGCCGACCGACGCAAAACACGTTTTAGAATTCGGGGAATTCTTTAATTCTTGCGGAATGAAAAAGCTTTCTGTCGGTTTGAGTGCGACAAATAACGCCGTCGGAACTCATGTCTTTTACCCGTCGCAAACCGAAAGCGAAAAAACCGTTTCGGCTTGTTATGTCGCTTATGATGGCGAAGACGACGAATTTACTTTGCGCAAAGCCGCCGGCGCGATTGGTAACTTCGGAATCACGGCCGAAGGAACCGCAAAGCCTTTTATGATTAAATTCGACTATTCCGGCAAGCTTGAAGCGCCGGAAAACCGCGCTGGAAATGCCGACGTTCCAAAACTGGCGGCCGATTTTGTGCAAAGAACCGTTGCCGATTCTCTTCGAAATACAACGGTCAAGTTTACCGATTTGAAGAGCGGCGACGAATCTTCTTTTTGTATCACGTCGATCGACTTTCAGAGCGGGAACAATATCATTCCGATCGAATGTCAAAACACTGAATCGGGAATAAAAAACTTTGTTATTGATGGAATTGAACCGACTTTCGTATTAAACCCGCTTTTGAAATCGCTTTCCGCGTTCGACTGGTTCAAAGCCATTTCAACGGAAACGTTTTACAAAATTGAATTCGATTCGGAATTCTTTTCAATCTTCATTGCGCGCGCTCAAATCAACGCGCAAACGATCGAAGACGCGAACGGAATTTTGCGAAACAAAATGACGGCGCGCGCGCTGGTCAATATCGATGGCGATTCGCCTTTGTGGATTCCGACGCCATCGATTCCCGCGAACGTTTCCGAAATACCGTATTTTATCGGGTTCAAAGAAAAAATCGCGGACTATTGAGTTTTTCGTTTTGTTTTTGTTTTATATTGGGGATCGGGCGAATGTTCGGTTCCTTTTTTATAGGGTTTTGAAATGTCGGAAATAGAAGCGTCGGAACTTTCAAAAATGGCCATAAGCTATCGCCGCGCCGAAGGCAAGGCCGAAAGGAACGCGCTTTTTCTGAAAATCGAGCGGCATTATTTCCCGCTAGTTTCGAAAAAGATTCCCGATATAAAATTCGATTTGCGCGACGATTATCTTCAAATATACCGGCTCGAAATATTGCGCGCTCTTAAAAATTGGAACCTCAAAAGCAACTTCGAAACCTATTTGTTCCCGTATATTCGGGGCGTTTATCCGAAGTTTGTGAACTCGATCAAAATGTTTCGAGATGAAATAAAAACCGTTACTTTTTCCGATGTTGCCGAAAATGTAGTTTCGGCGATTGCTTACAACAAAAACCTATTTGAAGAGGGGCCAAAAATGCCGAATGTAAACGTAAGAACCGAAACGCTCGCAAGATTCAACCGCGCAAGAAAAGCGAACAATTCCGACGAATTCTTGAATCAACTTTTGGACGCCGCCGAAGGTAAAAAAGCGGACGCGCCAAACCTTGAAAATGAAAAAGCCGGACACTTGACAGAAGCCGACTTTATGAAGCTTAAAAAAGACGATTTGAAAAAGATCGCCGGCGACAATGAAATCGAAGTGAAAACCGGTGATTCCAAAGAAATGATCGTTCACGCGATTATTGATTCGGAAAAGTACGCCGCGGGTTCTTTGATTGTCGAAATCGGCGGCGATGATGGCGACAACTAAAAAATCAAAGCTTTCGCCGGAAATGCTTTCGAAACTAAAAGGGTTTTCGGTTGTTTCGAAAACGGTCGAATGCCCAATCGAAATTGAAGGCGTTCCCGCGGAATATTGGCCAACTTTCAAAATGAAAATGCTTACAACGGAAAGCGTCGGAATTTTGAAGGAAAAGCGCCGCGCGACGCTTTCCGAAGGAAAAACGGAAACCGAAGCCGTTGAACTTGAAAACGCGTTGAATGAATTAGTTCGCGCGCACGTTTGCGGCTGGTCCGGTCTTTATGATCTGACAACGGGGTACGAATTCGAATTCAAAGCCGATTCAACCGTTGCGGAAACCCCGCCGGCCGATTTTGAAACGTTCGCCGCTTTGCCGGTAGGATTGAAAGCGCATTTGTTGAAATTGCTCTATCAGATCGCCGGCCTTGCGTAGATACTAAAGAATGAATAAACCAAAGGGAACGCGAAAAACGTTCCCTTTTTCATTGAGGTGATACAATGTTTAAATATTTCGAATCAGCGGTTGAAACGCTGGCTTTGATACATTCGGGCGGGGTTCCTTTTTCGTGTAACGATTGCGAACACGCCGACCAAATCGAACGACGCTGTTGTTTTTTGCCGGAATTCGAGCGCGGCGAATTCGAAGATTCAGAAGAAAGCGTCTTTTATAGCACAACGACCGACACAGAATATTTTAATTGTCCGATATCGCAAATCCCGCCGTTTGTCTATGATTTATACGAACTGGTTTCGTTTTACAAAGAATTTAACACACCTTTGCACCCACGCGATACAATTTCGTTTGTTTGGGAATTCACAAAGAAATACAACGCGGCGAAAAACGGGTTTCTCAAATCGAAAACAAACGGCGGCGGGGTTTTGCCTAATTTATAAAAAGGGGTTCAAATGGACGCGATCGTTTTAGGAATTAAGCTAGATTCGAGCGGCTTTTACAAGTCATTAGATCAAATACAATTCGGCGTTGACAAGTTCGCGCAAAAGGTGAAATCGACCGGTAAAACAATGTCGGCGGCGTTCGACGGAACCGCAATCGGCAAGTTCGGAAAAGAAGCGGTTAAAACTGGCGAAGCGGTCGCGACGGCCGGTTCTGCATTGACCGGTATATCGGCGTCATTCTTGAAGCTTGGCGGGGCGGTTGCTTTCGCTTCGGCAGCAATGTATAAGTTTCTATTGGAAACTTCAAAAGTTGGCGCGGAAATTTCGATTCAGTCGCAAGTATTAAACACGACCGCCGAAGAGTATCAAAAATGGGATTTGGTTTTGCAAAGAAACGGCTTAACGACAAGCGAATTGAGAGTTTCATTGCAACAAATGACAATGAAAATGCTCGAAGCGCGCAACGGCTCAAAAGAAGCGGCGAACGTTTTCAAAGAGCTGGGCGTCGCGACGGTTGACGCCGCCGGAAATATGCGAAGCAATAACGACGTTTTGAAAGAAACAATTCTTTCGCTTTCTACTATGGAAAACAGAACGCAACGAAACGCGCTGGCGTCGAAATTGTTCGGCGAATCGTCTTCGAAAATGACGCCGCTGTTAAACGCCGGCCGGCAAGAACTCGAACTTTTAGGCGACGCCGGCGACCGGTATGTTTCAACATCGGGGAAAATGGCGGCCAGTTCCGCGCAGGTCAAGAGAAACCAAACCGAAGTAAACGCGCTTTTTTTGAAGTTGAAACAGACCGCGCTAGAACCGCTTGTCGGAACATTTGCAGAATTGACCGACACGATTTCCGATTCGGCCGGCTGGGATATTATCACCGGCGCGGCGGTTGTTCTCGGAAACGTTCTTTCGGGCGTCGGAATCGTTGCAACTAAATTAACGCAAGCTTTCAATGTCGTGACCGATGCAATGCTAATGACCGGCGAAATATTCAATTTGGTCGTTGTCGGATTCTTGCAAGCGACGAAATACATTGTGAAAGGCGCCGAAGCTTTGGGCCGCGCTTTCGGGATGCCATTAGCGGCCGCGACGGAATTGTATTCGTTCGTCGATGAATACACAAAAAGTTCATTCGAAGGAATCGAAAAGCAAGCAAACAAAACGAACGAATCGATTTCGCGAATGTTTACCGACTGGACATTCGACGGCAAAAAGGCGATTGAAGCCGGCGAACAACAAGCCGATTCACTTCGGAAAGTTACGCCGGTTGTAACCGATAACGCAAAGGCCCGAAAAACAGAAAACGAAGAACTCGAAAAAACGATCGATCTTTTGCGGCGTCTTGAAGCAATCGAAAGCCAAAAGGCGAAAACGACCGCCGACATATTCGCCGATCTTGCGGCCGGTTCCGACAAAATGAACGCGGACGTTCGGCGCGCGCTTGGCGGCCGGTCCGGTATACTTTCTAAAAAATTTGAATCGCAAGTCGAAGTCGAAAAAATGTCGCTTCGGAATCTTGGCGACGACATTTCCGACGCTTACGCGGACACGTTGCGCGACATTGAATCTCAAATCAAAAAATTCGACGATTCGATTGAAGCCGCGCGCAAATCCGGCGACAAGAAAACCGCCGACGCAATCGCCGCGAATCGCCAGTCGCTTACGCTCGAACTTGAGAAGATACAAGAAAGCCGCGCGGAATTTATGCGAGACATGATCGACGGGGCCGATTCCGGCGCCGGTTTAATTCCTTTGTACACTTCGGCCCGACTTGCCGCAATTGAGCGCGAAAAGGCGGCCGCGCTTGCGTTGCTCGAATCAGAACAATTCGGCTTTGCAGATTTTGAATTTTTGGACGATGCGAAAATTTCCGGTCAAATCGAAAAGTTCGTTGCAAACATGGACAAAAACGGCGAACAACGCCGGCCGAATGCTTTGTCGATGCTGTTCGGAACAACCGAAGAGCAAGAGGAAATCGTGAACGGGGCATTCATGGCGGCGCAAGTCGGCGTCGATGCTATGGCGACGCTGGGCGAATCGCTCTTCGAACTTTCCGTATCGCGGGAACAAAGAGAACTTGAAAAATGGAAAGAAGCGCAAAACGAAAAGCTTTCAATGATGATCGTGACCGGCCGCCGGCGGCAAATCGAAGAAAAGAAGATTGCGAAAGAAACCGAGGAGCGCGAACGGGAAATCGCGAAGAGAAAAGGTCGAATGCAAATCGCGCAGACTTGGGCCGGCGCGGTTTCTTCGATTCCTTCGATTTGGGGTGGTTATGCGCAAGCGTTCGCTCCGTTCGGGTTTGCGGCGCCGGCGTTGATTGCTGGATTTGGGGCCGGAACGACCGCGCTAGTTTTGGGCGCGGCGGCGGCGAATACGGCCCGAATCAGTTCTGAAATGCAATCGTTTTCGAGCGGGGGACCGGTTGACGGGTTCAACGGCGCGCCAGTGATGAACGGAGACAATAGAGTTGTAACGGCGCAATCGGGTGAAATGTTCTTTAATGCAAGACAGCAGAGGCGACTTTATGACATTGCAAACGGTACAACCGGCGGCGGCGGAAACGTAAATGTCAATATTTATGGAAACGTAAGAGAAAACGAATTGCGTGAGCTTGAAGATATGTTGATTGAATTAAAGGCGAACGGACGAACAATATGAAAATCGGGAACGTCGCGGCAAAGGTTCGCGAATACAAACCAAGAGTTTTCTATAATTACCGATTCGCGGAAACGACCGACGGAAATTTGCATTCGATCGACCGCGGCGCGGCTAGCGACCGATACGAAACGGAGTTCGTTTTCAAGGGAAAGCGAACGGAAATTTCCGAAATAGTCGAAGAACTGGACCGCATAAGAGTCGCCGGAATTGCGGTCGAACTTTCGGAATTCGAAGAGCATTTCTTCGGTGAAAACGTGAATCATTCCGGCGTGATTTCGGCCGTTGTTTCAAAGATTAGTATTGAAGAGGGGACAACGCGCAACGTTTACAATTTGACCGTTTCGTTTCTTGCGACCGACCTTTCGTTTGAAGGCGAAACCGTCTTGCCGACTTCTGTTCGTTGTATATCTGCAAAATGGCGCGGCGGCGGGGTTTGGAATTCGAGCGTTTCAGAAACGTACAACCGGAACAACTATTTTTTCGATTCTGAAAAAGACCGCTATCAGTTCAGCGCGTCGGCAATTTTGAACCGCGAAGATTTGAAAAAATACATGAACTTCCGCCGGAATCAGCGCGGAACGGCTTTCCCTATCACCGATGGATTTTTCGGGGTTTCGAATATGTTCGGGGCGGTTGCTGGCGGCGGGGTTCATGTTGTTGTTTTCGATGATTCGAAGGACGCTTTCGAGTTCGAGCGTATTTCGGCGATATATTTTCGGGTTTCTATTGATCTTGTGAAAGTTGGTTAATTGTGAATACTTTATACAAAATTCATTACGCTGTTGAAATTGTGACCGATTCGACGATTACCGACGCCGAAATTGAGCTAAACAATGGCGTTTTCCGGTTTGTGACCGATGGATATTCGCCAGCGCCGACCGACACTTTTGAAGATGGTACGCCGGTAGTTGACGAATACTTTTCCGGCCTTTTGTTGAAAAAAGACGGCGTTCGGTTTTCAACGCAATCAATCGACATAGTTTCCGGTGGCGACTTCGCTTTTCTTTCTTCGCTTGCCGTTACGCTGTCAAATCACAATTCAATACAC